ACAAGTGGTGAAAAATATCTAAGTTCAAAATTGAGAAAGATATCAGCAGAGAAATCAGTTGATAAAGTAGAAGATTGGAAAGAAATAGCACAAGCTATGAGAAAAGAATACTTCCCAACCAAACCTCAATTGAATATGAAAAGAGATACAGAAGAAATGTCTACATCATCTCAAACTGTAATGAATCTAACGGATAGAATATTACAAATAACTTACTTTAAAGGTAAGGTAAATGAATTCAAAGGTATTAATAGGACACTGCCTGAAGGATATCAACCAAAGATTACAATTGAAGTAATCCCAGTTTAATTTCAACATTTTAATAGAACCATATTTATATACATACAAAATGTAAATATATTAATATGTCAACAGAATTCGAATTATTTAAAGGAAAGAATCTAAGTTCTCTATTTGAGGATATATATAACAACCAATTATCCAAAAAAGCAAAAATATCTGCTTTAATAGAAGAACTTAAAAAGATGATTAAGCATGCTGGTGATGTGGCAAGTGTAGGACCTATATTATCTTCACTAATTGATAGTTCGGTAAAGAATGATGACCAATTAGTTAAATTAGCAACAATCGCAACTAAGATTATAGCATCTGAAAAGAAAACCGAAGGGCAAGATGGTTTCTTAACTGAATTTGAAAAGAATCAATTACTTAGAGAATTAGATGAAACCAAAGAGCAAGTTGAAAGAGTTGATGATTTGGAATTTGAATTGGATGAATTAAAACAAAAAATGAAATAAAATGTCATTAGATAATTCACAAAGTTCTGTCAGTTCCGTACAAAGTGCAGGAACTAAACAACCAATGGGGTTTGGTATTGTTTATTCTGTTATATTAGATGAAAACCATCCGTATTTAAAAGGAAGTGTTAGTAAAGAACAAATAGAAAAGCAAGGAGAAGCAGCTTATATGGGAGCGATTCAATATAGAATCACAGGTCAGCCAAGTACTGATGATGCTTCATTACCTGTAGCGTTTCCTTACGATAAAAATTTTAAAACATTACCATTAGTAAACGAATCGGTTGAAATACTTCAAAATAGCGGTGTATCATATTATAGGAGAATTGGTTTAGAAAAGAGTCCAAATATAGATAGTAAAAAAACAGTAATATCGGAGTTATTCCCACCTGTACAACAAGCTACTGATGTAAATAAAAATTACAAAACAGTTCAAGAAACAGGAACTACAATGACTAATGTCAATGAATCATCTAAATACGATAAATTCGGTGAATATTTTCAAGAAGAACCTGGAATACATAAATTAAAATTATATGAAGGCGATAGTTTAATTGAGACTAGGTTTGGGCAATCTGTAAGATTTTCTGCTTTTAATAATTCTGAAAAAATATTTTCTCCAACTATAATAATTAGAAATAATGAAAATGCTGAATCAAAAAAACAATTAATAAAACTACCAACTGAAGAAGATATAAATAGAGATAGTAGTGTAATTGTTTTGGGTTCTAATCAATATCAACTACCATTTCAACCTGGTACAATATCAGATAAAGGTTCATCTGATTTTGAAACTAAACCTAATTCGTTTAAAGCTTTCCCATCTAAATTAATAGGAGACCAGATTTTAATTAATTCGGGTAGAGTTATAATTTCATCAAAGAATGCAGAAATGATATTCTTTTCAAAAAAGAATTATGGGTTTATATCAGATGGAGCCATGTCAATTGATAATAAATTGGGAATTGATATTACTGTTGGTGATAATATAAATGTAACTGCAGCAGATAGAGATATTAATTTTAATACATCAAATGGTAAAATAAATTTAGGTAATACTAAATTAGAACCATTGGTAAAAGGCGATAGTTGGGTTACGTTAATGGGAGAATTAATAGATGCCATAGTAGCACAACAATTCCTAACACCATCAGGACCATCGGCAACCGGACCTGTAAACGCACCATCTTTTAATACGATAAAATCTAAATTAAAATCTGTATTAAGTGAATTAAATAAAACTTCTTAAAAATGTCTTGGGATGTATTTAAACAAAATATTTTAAGAGTAGTAACAAATCCAGAATCTATAAGTACAACGGATACGATTGCGGATTTATACGCAACCGAATATGATGCTGCAATAAAAAGAGGTAGTGATATTTTATTCCAATCAAAGATGAAAACAGGAAATGTACAATCTTTGAAACTACTAATCAAATCAGCATTAGATAGTGGCGTATCACAAAAAGAACCATACGATTTGGTTGGTGAAATGGGGAAAGGAGTTTTAGCTTATTGGGCTGGGGCTCAGTTAGACCCATCATCCGTAATATCTCCACCAACAACACCACCTGCTACTGGAGCAGTTCAAAATGTTCAAATTGTATCCATCGTATGTACTAATAGTGGCCAATGGCAACAACCAAGTTTAGGAGCCGGTAGTGAACCTGATTTAAGAGAGGGCGAAACGGAGAATGATGATATGCCTGACACGGAATTGGGTGAAACTAAAGAAATATTAGGTGAAATACCACAGGATGAGGAGACTGATGACCCTCAGGAATTAGAGGAAGAAGAATCATCATTTTTTAATACACAAGCTGAAGAAGTAGAAATTAGTGGAGTAGACCCAATTGATAATCCACAGGTCATACCACCACAACCTGCGCCAATACCAATAGATACTTCAACTCCAATTGACCAACGTACCCCACCGCCCACTTCTGGTGGCGACAATTCCGGCGGTCTTGACCCAACTAATGCACCCATTGCCGATATCAAAGGACCAAGAATAACTTCAAATGTAGGAGCAACTGCACCTCCACCTCCTCCTGGTTTAGCGGTTTTTGGAAATGGTAAAATTCCAAGAGATAAATTAGGAAGTATAGACGCATCATATGGTGGGGGAATATTACATATTGAAGCTGCAAAAATGTATAACAAATTAATAGCTCAAGCTAAAAAAGAAGGTATTAAGTGGAGAGTATCATCAACGTATAGAGATTATGCAGGACAAGTAGCCTGCTATGCAAAATATGGAGCAGGTAGTGCAGCTAAACCTGGAGGTTCGCCACATGGATGGGGTTTATCAACCGATTTTGGAGAGGTAGCTGGTATGCAAGAAGCTAGAGCAAACGCATTAGGCGTGAATAGAGCCACAGCGGCTCCAGCCAGATACACAAGAGAAAATTCTAAAATATATCAATGGTTAGCTAGAAATGCACCCAAATATGGATGGTATAATCCATATAGGTTAGCGGACGGCAGAGGTATGGATGAAGCATGGCATTGGGAATATTGGGGATTTTACACATTAACCAAAGAACAAAGACAAGCGTAATATGGGAGCTATACAACCAACTAAAAATCATAAACTAATAATTGATGAGTTTATACGATATGCTCAACAACATTTGAGTACCGTTAGTGGTATTGTAACTACTATATCTACATATCCACCATTAAACACTCCAGCGCCTGGAATAGCAAATTGGTCTGGATATATTGTACAAGCTTCCACTCCATCTTTAAATGGGTCTGACGAAGTTGATTTAAGAGAAGGTGAAACTGAGAATGATGATATGCCTGATACAGAATTGGGTGAAACTAAAGAAATATTAGGAGAAATTCCGCAAGATGAGGAAACGGATGACCCGCAAGAATTAGAAGAAGAAGAATCATCATTTTTTAACAGCTCGCCTCAAGAAGCAGAAATTAGTGGAGTAGACCCAATAGATACCCCGCAAGTCATACCACCACAGCCCGCACCAATTCCAATTGATACATCAACTCCAATTGACCAACGTACCCCTCCTCCCACTTCTGATGGTGCATCGGGTGGTCTTGACCCAACTAATGCACCTATTACAGATATCAAAGGACCAAGAATAACTTCGAATGTAGGAGCAACAGCACCTCCAATTCCACCTGGTTTAGCAAGTTTTGGGAATGGTAAAATTCCAAGAGAAAAATTGGGAAGCATTGATGCATCATACGGAGGAGGAATATTACATATTGAAGCTGCAAAAATGTACAATAAATTAATAGCACAGGCGAAAAAAGAAGGTATTAAATGGAGAGTGTCGTCTACATATAGGGATTATGCAGGACAAGTAGCCTGCTATGCAAAATACGGACCAGGTAGTGCAGCTAAACCTGGAGGTTCACCTCATGGATGGGGACTATGTACTGATTTTGGAGAGGTAGCTGGTATGCAAGAAGCGAAAGCGAATACGTTGGGAGTTGGGAGAGCAACACCGGCACCAGCTAGATATACAAGAGAAAATTCTAAAATATATCAATGGTTAGCTAGAAATGGTCCTAAATACGGATGGTACAATCCATATAGATTGGCAGATGGTAGAGGTATGGATGAAGCATGGCATTGGGAATATTGGGGATTCTATACATTGACACTTGAACAAAGACAAGCATAATATATAGTTTACGAACTATAATTTTCAAAAATAACAATTCAAATATTTATAAACATAACAAATAATAAAGTATGGATACGGACAAACTATTAAAAGCTATTCAGATTCTTATTAAAGAGGAGCTTAAAGAGCAATTGCCTGCATTAATTAAGGAAACTGTAAGAGCTGAAGTAAAAAAACTAATAGCAGAAAATAAACAACCTGCTAAACCAAAAAATACGGGATTATCAATGGCTAAGGCTATGATGGAAGATGCTATTATTGAAGAATCAATATCTAATAATTTAGTACCACAAAAACAATTTAGTAAAAATCCAATGATTAACCAAATCCTTAATGAAACACGTGGTGGAATTCCACAAGGAGATGGTGGATTTAGAACAATGAACTTTGGACAAGGTGATATGGGTTCGATTGTAGGTAAAACTGCATTGGCTGAAAAAATGGGTTATGGTGAAATGGCTAAAGGACCTCAGCCAACTGGATTAGGTGTAAATACGGGAGTAGCTGAAATAGATAAAGCGTTGAATAGAGATTATTCAGAATTGGTTAAAAGATTTAAGAAGTAATAATGGCAATTGTATTAGGACAAAAGTTAGTACAAGATACGAAAAAATTTGATGATTTTGCGATAGGCATAACTTTGCCAATCCAAATTGGAAATACTGCGTTCAATCAAAGTTTTAAAACGGCCGAACAGGCTAGTTCTAATATAAAAAATCTATTATTAACAAAAAAAGGTGAAAGAATAATGCAACCTAATTTTGGTAGTGGTCTTCAAGAATTATTATTCGAATTTAATGATGATGCGTTAGCCGAAAAGATAGAAGATACCGTTACATTGGCTTTAGAAAATTGGTTACCATATATAAGTGTTGACCAAATTGATATAGGAGCAACTGATTTAGATAAAGATAATAACACAGTAAATGTATCAATTAAATTTAGAGTTTTAGGAAATCCAGATTTAAATACAGTCACCTTTAATGTAGGTGTATAATATAATAGAATATGTCAGTAACAATTACAAATAGAAATTTTAAAAATAAAGGAAAAGATATAAAATATCTTAATAAAGATTTTGCTTCATTCAGAAACAACTTAATTGAATTTGCAAAAACTTATTTTCCAAAAACATATTCTGATTTTAACGAATCATCTCCTGGTATGATGTTCATTGAAATGGCATCTTATATAGGAGATTCATTATCATATTATATCGATGATACGTTAAAAGAGTCATTAATGACCTATGCAGAAGACCCTCAAAGTGTTCTGGCATTATCACAATATTTGGGATATAGACCTAAAGTAACTGCACCTGCTATAACAACATTGAGTGTATATCAATTAGTTCCATCAATCGGAGTTGGTATTAATAACAAACCAGATGAAAAATATTATTTAAGAATAAAAGAAGGAATGTTGAGTAAATCAATAAGTGCTGGTATAATTTTCAGAACAACAGATATAGTAGATTTTTCAGATGAAAGTAATAGAGAAATAACAATATATCAAAGAGATGCAAATACGGGAGAACCATTATTTTATTTAATTAAAAAATATGTACAAGCGTTATCAGGTGAATTAATACAAACCGAAGTAGTATTTGATTCATACTCACCTTTTCAAAAAATAGATTTACCTGAAACTAATATAATTCAAATTTACGATTGTAGAGATTCCAATGGAAACAAATGGTATGAAGTACCATATCTTGCACAAGAAATGGTATTTGTTGATTCACCCAATACTGAAGTAAATGATCCTGATTTATATCAATTTAAATCAACTGTACCATTTGTACTAAAAACAATAAAAACGGCTAGAAGATTTGTATCAAAAGTAAATCAAAACAATACAACATCTATACAATTTGGTGCAGGTGATTCATCGGCATCGGATGAACAATTAATTCCAAACCTTAAAAATGTTGGATTAGGATTACCGAATTCTATTAGTAGATTGGAAGAATCATTTGACCCAACTAATTTCTTAAAAACAAAAACATATGGTACTTCACCATCTAGTACAACTATAACTGTAAAGTATATGATTGGTGGTGGAGTTGCTTCAAACATACCGGTTGGTGAATTGACAAGAGTTAATACAATTGAATTTGATGAAGATACCGAATCATATAACGCATCTGAATTGGCAATATATAATACTGTAAAAAATTCAATAGCAATTGATAACGAAGTACCTGCAACAGGTGGAAGGGGTGCTGAAAGTTTAGAAGAAATAAGACAAAACGCATTAGCTAATTTTGGTTCACAAAATAGAGCGGTAACTGCAAATGATTATCAAGTTAGAGCATTATCAATGCCACCAAAATTTGGTGCAACTGCTAAAGCATTTGCAGTGGCCGATGGTACATTAGATAATAACTCACCGTCATCTATTCTGGCATCACCTAATAATTTACAAGAATTTACTGATTTAGTTATGAGTTTTGTAACTAAGCCAGATGATGAAGAACCAACCGAACAATCTATTAAAGAACAAATAACAAAATTTTTAATAGGTAAAACTTCTAACGAAAATGAAAAAAACAATCCATTTGCAATAAATTTATATTTGCTGGGGTATGATAATATAGGTCATTTAACAAATCTTAATAGAGGTGTTAAAGAAAATTTAAAAACTTATATGAATGAGTATCGATTATTAACTGATGGTATTAATTTATTAGATGGGTTTGTAATTAATATTGGAATTGATTTTGAAATAATTGTGTTTAGTAGTTATAATAAGAGTGAAGTTCTTACAAAATGTATAGGTGAGCTTAAGCAATATTTTAGTGTAGATAATTGGACATTTAACCAAACAATAAATTTAAGTGAAGTTGAATTATTAATAGCAAATGTTGAAGGAGTTTCGTCAGTACCAATGGTTAAGGTAACAAATAAATGTGGTGGAAAATATTCATCAAATTCATATAATATAGAAGCGGCAACTAAAGATAAGATTGTATATCCATCTTTAGACCCATCGGTTTTTGAAATTAAATATCCGGATTCGGACATAAAAGGCAGAGTAAGATAATGGCATACTATTTCCTAACAGCATCAAAAGATGCATCGATATATCTACAACAACCCAACCAAAACACTGGATTGGATGAAATATTAGAAATAAGCAAAGTTTATTATGGTAATATTAAAGATGTGTCACGTGCTCTTTTAAAATTTGAAGTGGGATTTTTATCATCTTCTTTAGTAAACAATACTATTAAATTAGAAGATGCCACTCTTATATTAAAACAAACAAAGAGTGAGGAATTACCATTGGAGTACGAATTATACGCATATCCAATATCTCAAAGTTGGCAAATGGGTACTGGAACTCGTTTTGATAATGTATCAACTAAAGGTGTAACTTGGAATTATAGAGAAGGTGATACTAAATTGGATTGGTTACAAAATGGGTTAGCTAGTGGTAGTGATAGTAACCCAAACAATGGTCAAGGTGCTACATGGTTTACATCGGTAAGTGCTTCACAAAATTTTGAATACCAATCAGCTGATATAGAAATAAATGTAAAATCATTATTAAAAAGTTGGATGAGTGGCTCTATTTCAAACGATGGTGTTATTATTAAATTTGATGATACATTAGAAAATGATACTGAAGATTACGGTCAATTAAAATTCTTTTCTAAAGAAACCAATACAATATACCAACCAAAAATTAAAATAGGTTGGAATGACCAATCTTTTATAACGGGTTCATTAACACAATTGACAGCATCCGATGTTAAAGTAGGTATTACCAATTTAAAGAAAGAATATAAAGCAGAAACAACTGCAACTATACGAATATTTGCGAGAGAATTGTATCCCTTAAAAACTTTTACAAATACATTTGGATACGCCGATATAAAATATCTACCACAAACATCATATTATCAAATAAAAGATTTTGCTTCCAATGATATTATAATACCATTTAGTGATTACTCAAAACTAAATTGTGATTCTAATGGAAACTATATAAATTTAAATCTTTCGAATTGGGAAGCTGGTAGAGTTTATAAGATTGAATTTAAAATTGATAATAACGGCGATGTTCAATACTTTGATGATGAATTAACTTTCAATGTTGTAAAAGATTAAAGATGTTAAAAACTGGATTAAAAAACGAAAAAAAAGTTGGGCAGATTTTAGTTAGTGGGTCATTAGCACTTACAACTAAGAACTCGTTTGGTGTCCATGTATTTAGTGGTTCTTTCGCTGAAGATGGTATTGTTTCTGGAAAATTATCAAGACCGAAATACAAAGAATCGGAATTATTAAAATCCATAGATACTACAATTATAGAATTAATTCCAGTAGAAGCTCCGGTTTTACCTGAAATGGTTCTAAAAACAATTTACGATGCTGCATTACTTGAGATTGCTAATAGGGATGTTATAATAACACGATTGAATTCAGATATATTAGATTTAAGAGCAAAGGTAACTGAGTTAGAAATAGTTACTCAAAGTTTAATAGTTCAAATTGATGGAAAAGATTTAGTTGTTGCAACTTCTGAAAATCAAACACAACAAGCTAATTCTAAAGTTACTGGTACAATTATTGAACTTCAAAATTCAATACAAAAAGCAACTGCGGAATCGATTCAAAGAGTTTCTTTATTTGCAAGAAATCAAACATTAGAAAAGCAAGTGGAGCAATTGAGAGAAGAATTATTTGGAAAAGCTGCTAAAATACAAGAAGGATTTAAAGTATCAGATGATTTCGCAGCCAAAGTTGTGAATATTTCTGAAAAACAATATCCTGATATTACATTTAGAGGTAGAGCAAAAGATGATGGTAGAGGAAGATTTATCAATGGTCCTGAGCTCAGAGTTAGTAACTTTACTAAAAAACCAGTAACTTTAACATTTACTCAAGATGGAGCTATAGCTGGTATATTTAAAGCTATATCATCTATAACATTAAAACCTGGTGAAAATAAAGGACTTAAATTAGAAACAATCGATAAAAAAGTAGATGGATATAAACCAAGCGCAGGATTTGGACTTACCGGTGATACTGAATATAATGGTAATATTATTATCAAATCCGCAGTGGGCTCACTTAATATACCAGTAGCTTTACAAAAACAAAGAGGAGACCAATGGGGTTAAAATAAATTAAAATGGCAGTAAAAAAATTCAAAGATATAATTGATAACAAAGGATACCGAATTAACTCAAAAGATAGAAAGATTTTTGAGGAAGGAAATCTGCAATCTTTTTTTGGGTTTGGGGATAAAGATGCTATTGAATTTATCGTATATGATATCAATGATAATCAATTACCTCAAAAAGATGATAAGTTAATTAGATATATAACATTATCTACCGAAAGTATACGAGATTATTTTTTAGTAGCAGAGGGTACTTTATTTGAAAAAAATCAATTCCCATCTGAATATTTTATAGATGTTGAAAGATTATTGAGTGAAGCTGGATACGATAATGGTATATTTAAAACACAATTAACTCTATTAAATAAAAGAGTTGGAAGTGAGCAACCTCAAGATAAACTATGGGTATCAGAAATATCACCATCTCGTACTGAAGTTAGATTATTTCCTATAAAAAATTCTGGATATGTAAATACTGAATTGGAAAAGAGATATAGTATGTTTATTCAAAATCAACAATTTAGAGATGATATAATAAATTCTGCATTTGTTTTTTTAGATAAAATAACACCTACAAAAATATCAGATTTTATAAGAAATAAATATTCAAGAGAATGGTTTGATAAATTTAGAGCAGAATATAAAATAGCTGATTTTGAATCTTTGGTAGGCAAAATACATATTAAATTTATAGAGTCTGCTGGACATTATTTTACTAATAGAAATTCTGATATAAGAAGTAATAGTTATGGTAAACCATTAACTACAAAAGCAAAACTTGATTTATCTAAAAACGAAATAAAAGAAAATTGTAAACTATTATTAGCAAAAGCAATAGATTTTTATTTAACTCAATTGGATGTAAAGAAGGATGTTACTCAAAGGGTTGGGGTGGAAGAAAGTTTAGATGATGTTGGTAAGGTTATGCAAAGATATGAAACTGATATTTTAATAGATACTGCATCTCCTGAAAGAAAAATTGTTACAATAGAAAAACAAAAAATAGATGAAAAAGCTTTAGTGTTTGAAACGGAATTGGAAAAAGAAATCCCACCACCTCCACCAGATGAACCACGATTGCCAAAGCTACCAATTGAAACACCTGTTGGTGACCCACCATACACGGAACCAGAACCACCAGTATATTCCGGTGGAGGAGGCGGAGGCGGAGGCGGTCAGTTTGATACACAATCTTTAGACCGCGGATATGGTAGAGACCAAATTTTTGAAAGAGATATGAACCAAAGAGAAAATATACAATAAAAATATTTATAAATTAATAGAATAACATAAAGTAAAAAAATGGCAGAAAGAAACGATGAGCAAAATTTTAATTCCGAATACAATAGCTATTTGGTAAGCGATTCAGATTCTGTATCCGGTGTATCATTTGGTGGTGGTGCTGGTGCAGGGGGCTCATCTAATGTCAATGGTGCTGCTGATTATGGTTTTACCGGAGTAGCTGTACCTGTAACAAGTGATATAGTTTCTAATCTAACTGGATTACCGCAGGATGGGCTAACTCCTTATATACCTATAACAAACCAATCTGGTTTAGCTAATAGTGATTCATCATATACATTTAGGGTAACTTCGAATGTTACGAATGCATCAATTTTTATAAATAATGAAAATATTTATAAAACAACCCCACACACATTTAATAAGAATACAAGCGAAATTGCTCTATCTCAAGCCGTTGTTACTCTACAAAAAGAAGGATATATTTCAAATGAAAGATATGTAATAAGTATTGTTCAAAATCCTAATTACAATTACGGAATAAATATAAATCCGTATGATAGTTTAATAAATTATACAAATAGAGGTATACTTGATTTATCAAACGCTTCTTTAATATACTCATCAACACCTTTATTTACTATAAAAATTGATTATATAAAGGATAATGTATTACAACAATTTAATTATAATATAGATGATAAAATACAAGTATTAGATTTTAATGATATTATAGTAAAAAAACAAGAACCAATTGTTGAAGAACCAATACCATCCGAAAGTACGGTAAAAATAAATTTAGATGGTATTGATAATAGTGTAGAATTTGTTAATCAAAAAGCTGTTACACTTAGTAATGCCGGTGTACAACGAATTACAAATGGAACTACCGAAGTAGCTATAAAATCAAATAGGCCTAGTTTAGTAAGAACTGCGGATAAATCATTATATCGAATTACATCTATACAATTAATACGAAATACAGAAACACTTCAAGATTTAACTGCACAACCAAATGAAAGTTTAACATTTAGATTTGAAGCAGCAGCGGGAGATATTATAAACATTACATCAGAAGCTGTTGTTGAACCAATTTTGGAAAATTTCGCAGTTCTTAGATTAAGTAATCCGGAAACAAAACGATTATATAATTTAAATTCGGAAGCAGCAATTCCTATTGGATTAATACAAGAAAATAATATTCAATCTATAAGGGTTTATGTTAATCAAAAAGAATATCAGTATAATGTACCTGTTGAAAGTCAATTTATAATATCATTACCACAGAGTGCATTTTCTGATATTGGTGTATATAAAGTAATTATAGTTCCATCAAATACAAGAGGAGATGGTGAGTTTTTAGAACTAACGATTAATGCAACAAAGGATGTTTGGGTAGGAATTCCTGATATTAGAAACATAAGTTATCCATCCGAGCTATTTGGGCCAGATTATGTTGGTACTAATGTAAATTTTAATTTATCTTATGATTCCGTAAGTACCGACTATGTAAAGATATATAAAGTTGGTAGTGATAAGTTTATTAGAGCTGCAGCTAGTGGAAATGTTGTTTTAAATTTTCAACAACTTTTAGACTTAGATTCATCTCAAACATTTGAAGATGCTGATAAAATATCAATTATTTTAAAATTAGTACCTTATAATGAAAGTGGTAAAGAAGTTGTTGTTGGTAAAACAGAAGTAATAACTATAAATTTTGATAAAGGTGATTTAACAATTCCAAGAGAAGTTGCTATAAGTAGATTAGTAGAGGGGTTTGTAAGTCAATTTGATGATAGACCTTTTGAAATAGATTCTTCAAAATATCTTACACACCTATTACATTTAGGAAACGGTGATAATAAAGTAATTACAACTTGGACAGGTAGCCAGGGTTCTTTAATTTTAAAGTTATACGAACCAATACCAACATCAGTTCAACCAAACCAACAAGTTTGGATTTCAAAATTACAAGCTGACCCAATAGTTGAAACAATAACTATAAGCGGAGTTAACGCATTATTTTGCCCACCATTAAAAGGTCCTAATTTTTCTTTAGAACCTGATAATGGTATTGGATTCAAAGTGTATGATGAGCTTATAGCAAGTGGTTCGTACACTTCAACTGATTTAATAAATAAATTTGCTGAACAAAATTCAATTGATACCGAAAAATTAAATATACAATATGTAAGTGGTTCTCAATATAGTTGGAGTAACTTTGTACACTTTGGTTCAGCGGAAGAAAGGGTTAATAATTTTTATTACAAAATAAAAGTATTAGAAGATTTAAGATTTAAATATCAAGCATTATTAGCCACCACATTTACACCTCCATATCAAAATACTGAAGCTGCATTATTAACTGATGCAAATGATGAGATAATTACTGAAGATTCTTTATATACATTAAACTGGGAAGTTTATTCTGCTGACAAAGGATTTTCTCAAACAGGTGAGATTCAAAGATTGGCAACTAAAATAAATAATTTAGTAAAAGGTTTTGATGGATTTGAAAAATGGTTATACAAAACTGAAGATTTACTTGCATTTCCAAAACAAAATTATTTAGCACCAAACGGAATAACATATAGAGTTTTAAAGACATGGGATAATAATGATTCGATTAGTTGGTTTGAATACGCAACTAATACTGGAGGAATTTATGATGCCGATAATACGAACTCTATGAAAAATAATATGCCTGAATATTTGGTAGAAGATTACCAGAATTCAGATTTCTTATTATTTTTAGATATGATTGGGCAACACTTTGATGTGTTGTGGTGTTATATAAATGCATTAAAAGCTAATAAAAATTTAGAACATAAACAAGATATTGGTATATCAAATGTTATGGTATATCAGATGTTAGATTCTATGGGTTGGAAAGGAAAGAGAGCATTTGATTCTCAATTCCTTTGGGAATACGCATTTGGTACTAATGAAGAAGGTGGCCAGAAATATGGGAGAAGTTTGGAAGATGCTAACAATGAAGTTTGGAGAAGAATTTTAAACAACTTACCATATCTATTAAAACATAAAGGAACGGGTAGAGCTATGAAAGCTGTAATGGCTTGTTATGGTGTACCACAATCTATGTTGACGATAATGGAATTTGGTGGACCTCAAGACCCAACAAAGGGCGGTACTACTCAATTTACATTTGATGATAGAACTGCGGCAATTTATTTAAAAGAAGATTCAAGTGTACAAATACCTTGGAAAGTAATACCTGGATTCGGAGATTATCCAAATGCAGTAGAATTTAGAATAAAACCAACATTAAAACCTAGTCCAATATACACATTGATATCAGGTAGTGAATGGAGTTTAGATTTAGTAAAAACAACTGGTTCATTTGCAAAATTGGAATTAAATTTCGGAGGAGACCAATCAACAAGTACTTATTTTTCTGAAAGTCTTGCAACAACTGCATCTTATTATATTGAATATATTAACGATGAACCATACGCATACGGTCCGGATTTAAAAACGGGAAGCTTAGATTTTCCTGTATCAACCGAACACTATACGAATATATTAATTAACAGGCATAATAGTCCTGATTCATCTTCTTGGTTTGAGGTATGGTTGGCTACATCTAATGGAACTAGAATAACTACATTTGTTAGTATGTCTTTGGCAACTGATGATACTCAATGGGAGACTGGCTCTTATTTACAAATTGGAGGTAATGGATTTGATGGCAATTTAGATGAATTTCGTTTATGGAAAACTCCATTACAACTAAGCAAGTTTCAAAACCATACTCTATTTCCAGATGCAATTAATGGCAATTCATTTACAGCATCCACTGCGGATTTAGTATTCCGTTTAGATTTTGAATATCCAAAAGATAGAAATATTGATCTTGGTATTAAAAACGTAGCCATCAATGAAAGTTATGGTGTACAATTTGCATCAGCCAGTAATATGTGGTCTGCATCAACATACCCATATCAATACACTCCATACGATAGAACGGTAACAGCTAATGTACCATCATTGGGATTAACATATTCTAATAAAATAAGATTTGAATCGGCATCATTGGTTACCGATTTATCATATAAAACTAGAGCAACTAAAAAGGCGTTTGACCAGGCACCAATAGATACTAATCGTTTGGGATTATTCTTTTCACCAACAAAGGAATTGAATATGGATATCCTAAAAGCGTTTGGTGATTTTAATATTGATAACTACATTGGTGACCCATCGGATGAGTACAAAGATACTTATAAAAAATTAGAAGATTTAAGAGAATATTATTTCGAAAGACTTGCAAATAGGGATATCTATGAATATATACGTTTAGTAAAATATATTGATAAATCTTTATTTGATGTGTTGTCCGATTTAGCACCTGCTAGAGCAAAAATATCAAAGGGGTTATTAATTGAACCACATTATTTAGAAAGAAGTAAAACTCGTTGGAAAAAAATGGAATCATTTAAAAATGATTATGATACAACGATAGATACTAAAGATGATACTAAAATAGATTTAGAATATTTAGTTAAAAATTCTCTTTTAGATTTAAAAGATTTAACTGAATTAAATGTAGAATTGCCGAACTATGATACAATCATTGAAACAAATGATAATATAATATTAGAAGGTACAAATCCTACATATAATACATCTATAATATACAATTTAAGTGATAACTTAAGTACTGAATTTCCTACATATCCAAAGACCGGTTCGGCTAACATATTTTGTCCAACCGGAGAAACTTTACTTGGTAGTGTGGATGTATTTTCATCTACTCAAATAGGAATGGAAAGAGATTCATTGGCAAATGCGGGATTTGGATTATATGCTAAAAATGGTACTGGCCTAGTTAGCTATTGGGAGGGAGTATTTGGTAATTCGGAAACAACAGGAAGCAGAAAAAATATATTTTTAGTTAAAGAACAATATACGGAATTTGAAAACATTCAAATATCTGGATATCCTGTAAATGGGTATCAACCAGGTGACCAAGTTAGATATAAAAAACAACCTGTTACAAAATATAAATATAAAGTGGGAATACTACCATTTAGTACCGGTTCTTTTGGAATACCATATTTTCCAAGCATCGGTGGGGATGTACTAGGAATAACACCACTTAGAGGATATTTTCCTACACATTATAAATACAAAAATAATTTATCAGAAGGATTACAGCGTTCTTACTTTAAAGGGTCTCAACAAACAACCGCAACTACACCGGACGGATTATCACCGGTTGAAACATTTAGTACCAATCCTAACATTCTTAGAGTGGCTAAGACGGGTAGAGGTAGTGGTGAACCAATACTTGAAGTAGATTAATTTGAAAATATTAAATGGTTATATTTATTTTAGATAATAAAAGAATTAAAAAAAACAATATCAAATGGCATATTTAGATAATACCGAAATAACAGTAGATGCAATTCTTACCAAAAAAGGAAGACAAAAATTGGCATCCGGTCAATCATTAAACATTTCAAAGTTTTCTTTGGGAGATGATGAGATTGATTACACGCTTTATGAACCAGCGCATCCAAAAGGTTCTGCTTATTATGATTCAGCGATTAGAGCTATTCCTATTACGGAAGCTTCACCTGATGAAACACAAGTATTAAGATATAAATTAGTTACCCTTCCAAAAGGAACAACTCAAATTCCTGTTGTTAGATTTGGTGTACCATCTATTGCAGTTAATCAAACTGAAGGTGGTGTAGGATTAACCCCAACAACATCTCCATCTGGAAATGCAAATGCCGGATACACCGTAGTATTAACCGACCAAAGAGCTGGTACTATTACTGTGACTAGAGGAGCTACCAATGTTGGAAGTGTTCCTGTTTTCTTAGGAGAAGAAATTACAACAACTGCACAAGTGGTAAGTGGTTTAGAATTTAGATTCACACCAAATCCAAACTTGACAATTGATATTTCAACAACAATAACAGTATACGGAAATGAGACTGGTGGTTCAGAAACAATTCCTGTGGCTGTAACTTATAAAGCATAAAATAGATATATAAAATGGCACTAATTAATGACCCTAATATAACCGCCCAAATTAGAGATTTGGCTAATACAGGTACGATTGATTCAAATCAATTAGTAACCTTACTTAACTCGGTATTGCCGGCGGGACAACAAATTTCAACCGGTGCTGGGGTAGCTACTGGTATTTATAAGAGATTTGGTGATTTTGATAAAGTAAATGCTAAAATAGAAATAGTAACAACAGGTCTATGGTCTGGTGATTCTGGTTCTTTAGCACAATTTTTTACAGCATCGGCACAAACTACCTCAACGAGTGGATATTACTACGCTAATGTGTATGATTACAATCCAATAGCATTTTCAGATTCAGCTGAAGTTCAATACGCAGTTGCTTATGGACATGTTAATGGTAGTGGTTCTATGAATTTGGCAACTAACGATTCTGCATTACTTGCAACAAAAGCAACATACGCACAATATCGTTCAATGTTGTTAGACCCAACTGATAGTAAGTTCTCTTTTGAAAACACATCTGGCATTGAAGTTGATGCAAATGGAATTTACATTATAAATGTAGCTAGAAGCCGTTTTAGAGAAAAAATGGATGCTGGTAACTGGTCATTAACATTGACTGGCGGAAGTGGTACATTTACATTCATCGATAATAGTGGTAAGAAATTTGGAGATGATTTAGGCTTAAGTGGTAGAGTATTTAAAGTTGTTTCTGGTTCTTTGAATTTAGGAACTGAAAATGAAGCAACCATCAATACAACAGTTGGTACAAACGGACAAGGATATGGATTATTCTATCCTGACAGAGGTATTATTGTTCTTAACGCTGATGCAATCGGTTCTACATTAGGTACTATTGCAAACCAAACAATTTATACAAAGGATGGTGTAATTATCCAAAGTGGTAGTGTAACACCATCACACCTTCAAACATCAGAGCAGTTTAATCAATATAGATTATTACAAGCGATTCAAAGAGGTGGTGATTTTGAAGCACGTAGAACTGAAAACATTTCTACTCAACATTTCTTTGTAAGAGCAACGAATAGAGAATTTAACTATTCTAATAATCCTACATATATCGATGCGGATGGTTTCTTTGTAGAATCTACATTTGAAACTGACCCACAAACGTATATTACAACAATTGGATTATATAATGATTCAAACGAATTAATAGCTGTTGCAAAAACATCGCAACCAGTAGTTAAATCATTTGATAAGGAAGTACTAATTAAAGTTAAATTATCATTTTAATTAAAAGTAAGCATAATATAAGAACCCCCGAAAGGGGGTTTTTAGTTTAAGGAATATTTATATAAAACGCAATAGATGATTAAAGAAATTGCTAAATCTGATATAATTACAAGACCAATCAAAGTTTATAAAGAATGGGTTTTGGATGAGAACGATACATACCCATTATTTGGAGAAGTATCAAACGCCACATTGATAGATGTGAATTCTGATGAAAAAACTCACGGATTTGTTAGAAAAGTTTTATATAAATCTGTAAAATCACAATTTTATAGAAATTCGGATACTGCATCAATAATAACTGAAGTTGGACTACGAAAATCATATACATCTACTGATGAACGAAATTTAAACAATGAATTTGCGGTAATATCCATCCCACAGATATATTATGGAGAAGGTGTTAAAATTGGTAGTGTACGATTAGAAGATGAGCAAAATGGAAAAATATATGAAGATGATGGGTATTCAAATCTTATAGATTCTGGAAGTAATGTAGCTGGTAATATATTTTATGATAGAGGACTAGTTATACTGACAAGGGATATTGTTAGTGGGTCTGTATTATCACAATATACGTTAAACTTTCGTTCTACTAAAACAATTTATGAAAATGAAATTCTTTTATCTGTATTAGAATCTGAATTTAATGTTTCACAAAACCCAACAGCAGTAGATTATGATGCTGATGGTAAATTTGGTAAAATTAAATTACATTCTATTCAATCTAATGTAAATCCTACTGTATTTAGTGGATTTGGTGAATATGATTATAGTAGTTCATTGGATACTACGGGTTCATTTTTAGCACCATACATTACAACAATTGGGTTATATGATGATGATTTAAATATGGTAGCGGTTGCTAAGTTACCACAACCAATAAAATCAATGCCAGATTACCCATTGAACTTTATTGTTCGTTTTGATACATAAGGTTATATTTATATAGACAAACTAATACTAAAAAAATGGCAAGTATAATTGATATTTATAAAAACGGAGTACCACAAACTGGTAAAATTAATGCTAAAGGTGGTGACCCGGAGAAAATAGGTGACCAAAGCGCATTTAAACCTTCGTTAGATTTATCTAAAGATGAGAAGGCTTTAAAGAAAGCAAGAGGCGGTGATTTAAATGTAAAAAAGTATTCCGATACTATTACTAATAAGTAATTAATGAGTTGGAAATTTAATGGAAATATTGTTACAGAGGAAAACACACCGGAAGGTGCAGTTGGGTTTATCTATAAAATGATACACATACCAACTGGTAGATTTTATATAGGGAAGAAATCCCTAAATCAGGTTCGAAGATTGAAGCCCCTTAAGGGCAAGACTAGAAAGAGAGTTGTTAGAAGTGCTTCCGATTG